GACGGTATCAAGGAGTTGCGTAAGATTGATCCTCGTAAAATCAAAAAGATTCGTGAGAAAGTCTCAGAGTTAGACAAGCGCACGAATATGAAGATTGAAAAGGGGTATCAGGAATATTATATCTATCATCCCAAGGGCATTACGTCTCAAAGTAATCAAACAGCAATCAAGATTTCAAAAGACTCTATTTGTCATATCACAAGTGGAATGATTGACCCTGCCAATAAAATGGTGCTGGGTTATCTACATAAGGCAATCAAACCTCTCAATCAACTTCGTACACTAGAAGACGCGACAGTCATCTATAGACTATCACGCGCGCCCGAGAGACGCATCTTCTACATCGATGTTGGTAACTTGCCTAAGATGAAAGCAGAACAGTATCTGGCCGACATGATGGCAAAGCATAAGAATAAATTGGTATACGATGCATCCTCTGGTGAAATCAGAGATGATCGTAAATTTATGACCATGATGGAAGACTTTTGGCTCCCACGCAGAGAAGGCGGTAGAGGAACAGAAATCACAACGCTTCCAGGTGGTCAAAACTTGGGTGAAATGGATGATGTTGATTACTTCCGTCGTAAACTTTATAAGTCTTTGAACGTTCCTATTACAAGAATGGAGTCGGAAACTCAGTTCAACCTCGGACGAACGAGTGAGGTTACACGAGACGAACTAAAGTTTACACGGTTTATTGAGAGACTTCGTGCCAGGTTTACCCATTTGTTCGATAACCTCCTTGAGATTCAATTAGTTCTCAAGGGGGTTATCAACCGCAAGCAATGGAAAGAGTTGCGTGAAGACCTATATTATGACTTTCCACAAGATAACTATTTTACTGAATTAAAAAATGCTGAAGTACTAACTGAACGACTTCGGCTTATGGGTGAAGTCGAACAATACGTTGGTAAGTTTTATTCACTTGACTGGGTTCGTAAGAATGTGTTACAAATGTCTGAAGAAGAGATTCGTGACATGGATAAACAAATCAAGAAAGAAGAGAGTGATGAAGACAGTCCATTAAATGATGATGGTATTGAAGACGACAGTGAACCAGACGTACAGGAAGAAAACTTTGAACCCGTAGAGATGAATGAAGAGGATCGGAAACTAATAGAAAAGATGAGTAATCTACTAGAGAATCTAGGAACAGACGATTACGAGGATTAAAATGAACGAACTAGAGAAAGCAAAGTTACTTAATGCCTCTCTGGAACTTGCCAAAAGTGAAATCCGAAAATCTTTAAAAAAGATAAATTTTGTTACTGAAGATGGCGAGAAGCCAAAACTGATTATTGTAGAACAAGGTGAAAGGGGACCGCGTGGTAGGGATGGTCAACAGGGTCCAATTGGCGAATCAGGCTTACAGGGTCCACAAGGGGAAAGAGGCGAGCAAGGACCGCAGGGCAAACGTGGCGAACGTGGCCTTATCGGTCCACGCGGTGAAACAGGACCAGAAGGACCAGCAGGTCCAATGGGTCCAGCGGGGCGTGATGGTAGACCTTCTGATCTAAAACCTTTAGAAGACAAACTAAAGGAAGATTTACAAGGTTTTAAGCAACAGATTAGCGCACAGGTCACTAGACTTGCTATGGCATCACTTAACGGTGGTGGTAGTAGCGGTGGTGGCGAGGTGCGTCTTCTCAACTTAGATGATGTTAATTTCTCTGTCGCTAATAACAAAACTCTAGTATATAACGCAGACCAAAACAAATTTGTTGCTGGTGAATACTTTGGTAATAACTTTACCACAACGGTTCAAACACAACACATTATACCTGCTAGTAATAATACATTTAATATAGGCTCAAACGAAAGAAGATTTGGTAGTTTATTTTTATCTAGTAATACCATCTTTATGGGTAATACATCATTAAGCACTGTGGCAACTGCAAATGGAAGCAGTGTAAAACTTGTTCTAGGATTTCAAGATGAAACAGGAGACGGTAATACAGCATCCGATTTAGTATCTGAAGCACTAGTAACTAACAGTCAATTCCAATCTTTTGTTTCAAATACAAATGGTTTCATTACTAATGTAAGACAACTTGAGCGATCTGCATTAGCAAATACAAACGCTCGTTTTGCAAATCTAACTTCTAGAGTCGTAACACTAGAAAGTGGAGGTGGAGGTGGTGGTGGTACTGGTGATGTATCTAACACGGCATTTCAATCGTTTATTGCCAATACGAATGCATTTATTAAAAGTCAATTAGCCAATACCAATACGCGAATAGATAATGTTGTTGTTGGTTCGGGTGGTGTTTCAAATACATATCTACAGACTATTGTTGCTAATACAAATACAAGAATTACAAATGAAGGTATATTGAATGGTATTATAGGTGGTAGCAATATTAGATTAAGTTTCAGTTCTGGCAAACTTATGATTCAATCAATACCACAAGTTGATTTTGGTTTCATAACAAACGATGCTGGTAATATCGGTGACCCTGTAGATGAGCGTCGAGACTTTGGCGATCTAGGTGGTCGCGGTTTATAAATATAAAAAAATATATGGAATAATTCTATGTCAGCAACAGAACTTCGTCTTAGAAGAGGTACAGAATAATGATAGATCAGCACTAGCAAATACTAATGCTTTTATCAAAGCACAGTTAGCAAATACAAATGCTGCGATTGCTAGTATATCTGCTGGTGCAGGTGCAAACACAGGTATGGACTTGCCTCTTGGCACACCTACAGATAGCAGTCTAACAACCTCTGGTGCATATCAAAGTTTTACTAGTTCTACAAAAACGACAGATGCTATTGATACACTAAACGAGGTTATTGAGAACGTAAGAAATAACACGTTTGTCAAGTCAGTCTCATTCGTTGCTGACCAAACATCTGGTGGTGCTGGTCTAACTGTTCAATTGACAATCACGGCCGTTGGTAATGCCAATCAATTTGTTATCGACTGGGGCGACGGTTCTAGTAATGATACAACGTCAAGCACAACACCAACACACACATACAGTTCTAACTCTGGTTCACCGTTCACTGTACAGGTAACAGCGAGCAATACAGGTGGTTCTGGTGATGGTAGTTTTGCAACATTCTCTCGCTCAGAATATATTACTATCGCAACTGCTAATCCAGTCGTATCGTTTGCTGCATATGCTGCGCCTTCTGGTGGTTCACCAATCACAACATGGGACGATGGTGCAACAGTTTACTTCCAAAACAACACGACAAATATTGGTAGCGCGACAATTCAGTTTACTTGGGATTGGGGTGATAGTTCATCCGATGATGTTATCAGTTCAGACTCGGCTGCTGGTGGTACTGCGGGTGCAAGACTTGCCCATACATTTACAGCAAGCACAGAGCAAGATGTATCTAGAACTGTCAGATTAACACTTGATGCTCATAACACCGCCGATCCATCTGTCATTCCAACGAATACGACCAATACATTCCGTATCTATGACACTCATACACCAAGTGTCAGTCTCAGTAGTAACACAGGTATCAATGAAGAGTCTTCATCTGGTCACGCTGTCACGTTTACAAACACTACAGAGAACACGATTGGTTCACACGCTACATTTGGTATTCAGTATCTTTACACCTTTGGTGATGGTGATACGCAGACTGTCAATGTTGGTTCTGGTGCAAGTGGTGATACAGGCGGCACGATTAGTCATACATATACACTGTCTGCATCTGACCAAGCAAATGGTAATGCGGCAGACTATACTGGTAACCTAAGAGTTACTAGCACACATTCATCAAGTCCGTTTATTAGTGAGTCATTTACAGTTCATGTTGAACCAGATGTTCGTGCAAATATCACAGGCACGGCCGTTACCGTATCTGATGGTAGCGGTGATAATGCATTCACTATCTACAATCATACAGACTTGACAGGTGCAAATCGTGCATTAGTCAGAGTCACGAACAGTTCTCAGAATGGTGATATCTACGGGTATGCATGGGGCGATGGTGATACAGACTTAGCAATTCCACAAGATGGTTCTACACCAGGTAGTGTGGGTGCAACTATCGACCACGATTATACGGGCGAAAGCACAGGCAACTATACGGTCACGCTAACAGCAAACGGTACGCCAGATCTAACATATCAAACAGATACAGAAACTATCACATACAATATGAAGGCAGTCCCATCTGCACCAGCAAATCTAAGCACAAAGACTATTTCGTTTAGCACAAGTTCAGTTGGTACATCACCAAAACTCGCATCTGGTTTCACAGATAACAGTACGAGCAATCCACTGTCAGCGGGTGCAAGTTTAACAACATCTACTGCTAGACGATACACCTCTGGCACAGTCACAACGACCAGCGCATCTAATGCATTCAATGGTGCTTCTGGTACACTATCTGCCGTAATCAACGGGTCAGCTGACGGTGCGCGTACATTTACAACAAGTTCTGGTGAGACAGGAACAACTACTAGCCTTGTCGTAAGCAGTCAACCAGATTTCAATGCTGTAGATGCATCATACCCATCAAACTTCTATCAAGTCTTTACTGCTAATATTAGCAAGGCAATCGGTGGTCTGTCAAAAGGTGTTTCTGACTTCAGGCTTGAACATAGTGCAACGGGCAACTCTAACTATGTTGCCATGTTGAAAGATGACTTGACAAGCGTCTCATCGTTTGGTGCTGTTGGCACACTCGCTGAAGGCAGCGGTGGTTCAAAGAGATACATCTCAGGTATTCCATACTATAATACAGGCTCACCAACACTCACACTGTCAGGCACGACAGTAAGCAATCTGGTCGGTCAAGCATACACTGACCAAAATAATATTGTTGAAATTGATTCAGATACAAACGAGGAAGGAACATCTTCATCTGCATTTAGTAATCAAAATTATTCTTATTCTGATATTGATGGCGCGTCTACCATGTTGTCAAGCGGTGTTCCCGTTGTCAACACTGGTGTCGCAAGTCCTTATGCGATTGGCAATCTTAGTATTCCAATCACAAGTTCTAGTGTCAGAACTATCGATACAGCAAAAATAAGAGTAAGAAACGTAAATGGTATCAGTTCCTACAGTTCAATCTCTGGAAAGATTCAAGTACACACGGCATCACAGTCTGGTATTGTTGAGCAAGCTATTGCGGTTAGTGATTCTCTAGGTTCAACATTCGATGATGATGGTGTCCGTATCTTTGACCTAAGTGCTGCTACGGCAGACACACCTTCATTCAATGGGTCAACAAACTTCTACACTAACAGTCCATATAGCGAGTCTAGCGACCCTGGTGTTGCTGGTACAAAAGAAGCAACTGTCAGACTTGGTATAATCAAACATGATGTAACAAACTATAGTTCTGGTTATCTACCAGTGGGACCAAACAGAAGTGGCGATACAGGTACACAATACTTTACATTTGCATTTAGAAGACAGACAGTCGCTAACTTTGATCTAAATATTGTCAGCACAACAGGTATTGCCGGTTGCTTCATCGCAGCACCAGGAACGGCGATTGATAGTGCGAGTGGGTTGAATGGTTGGTTGGATACTAGCGTAACATATGCTGGTTCTGGCGTACCTGGTAGTGATACTGGAAATGGTGGTAATGGTTCTAACGGTTGTGCATTCACAACTGGTGACAGAATATCTACTGGTTCAAGTTTAAATGGGTCATTTACCCTAACACTAGGAAGCGAGAATATGTCCAATGCAACAGGCAATGTAGTATTGGTTCGTTTTGCCTTGACCTCTGGTCAGTCAATCACCTCAGTAAGCGTGGGAGTCGCAAGTTAAATGGCTATCTCTGACTCCCAAAAGTTAGACTATCTTTGGAAGAAGGTTGGTTATGGTCTGACCAAAACCGACACGAATGCTAATAAGAAAGCACCAAACGAATCTATTGCCAGTCCTCTATTGCTTCGTGGTGATAAGGTCTGGAAAAATGCTGGGTCTATTCCTAGTGTTATGCCCGGCTCTACATCTGGTGTTGTGCAAGTTTACCCTACATCCGCGCCTGTCGAGACAACTGCCGATGGTAGTGCGACAGCAAACCGCACATGGAAAACTGGTTCAGCAGATTGGATTCCACCAGAGATTGGTTCATCATATGGTGTGAAGGTTTATATTCACACTAGCGGTGATGCTTCTGGTGCAAGTGGTGGTGATCAAGTCTTTGCTGTTGGTTCTGGTAATGACGACGAATGGTTCTTTGACTACCAAAGTGGTGTACTGCACTTTATTGGAGATAATCTACCAAATGGTATAAACTTCTCTGGCAAGAGCGTATATATAAGTGGAGCAAGATATATTGGGTCGTTTGGTGTTGGTGGTGGTTCTGCTAATAACTTCAACCAAACATTTACTGGTAATACCACTATCACAACTCTTATTCTGTCAAGCGTATTAGGTGTGGCTCAAGGTGGTACAGGCCTAAGTTCAATGACCAAAGATGGTGTTATGTTTGGTGCCAATACATCAACGATTGGATTTGCGTCAGGTGCTAATGGTAATATTCTACAGATTGCAGCAAATGGTACACCAAGTTTCGGAATAAACATTTTAGACGGTGGGGATTATTAATGAAATGGATGACAAAAAGTTAGATGTTATTGATTCATATATAGATAGACAACAGAAATATATTAATGATCTCTTGCAAGAAAAAATGTTGCTTGAAGCAAAAAATTCATATCTAAATCAGCGAGTAGAAGAACTCGAAAAAATAAATAAAGAAAACGAGGGTAAGTTAAATATCCTCAATAAAAGATTCACAGAAAAGAATGAACAAACGATGAATATTAAAAGTGTGTTCGGCAATCTTTTCGGTGGAAAACTTGATAATGAAAGTGAAGTTAATAACATGAACCCGGTTGAAAATATCAATGATGAGACTCCCTCTGAGAAGAGCGAGTCAAAACCCAGTCCTTCTGGAAAACTAGTTATCCGAGGTGGGCTACCGCCCATGCCGAAAAAATCTTAAAATCCCTATAGGAGAATATTTAAATGGCTTCAGTAATTAAACTCAAACGGTCATCTACAGGTGGTGCTGTACCATCAGCAAGTGACCTAGAGGTAGGTGAGGTTGCGATTAACCTTGCAGACCGAGTAATCTACTCTAAACAATCTGGTGGTGCTGTTGTTCGTATCGGTGAGGCTTCTTTAGGCAACACCAATGCATTCATTACTTCAGTACAAACAGCAGAACGTTCTGCTCTAGCAAACACTAACAGTCGTCTAGCAGCACTTGAAAGTGGTGGTTCTGGTGCGTTGTCAGATCGTATTGACCTTGTTAATACCAACTTGACAGCAACCAACACTGCTATTCGCGCTTTGAACACTGCTACCCAGTCAGCATTGGATACGCAAGAAGCAAAGCAAGCAAGTGATTTGGCAAACACCAATACTTCAATTGCCTCACAAGCTGCTCGTGTTACTCTTGTTAACACTAACCTAACAGCAACTAACACTGCTTTGCGTACTTTGATTACCAACAATGGTACATCAATTACTAATAACCGTAACACTGCTAAAGCAGAGTTGGCAAACACCAACGTTGCAATCGCTCTGTTAAACACTAACTTGACTGCTACTAACACTGCCATTCGTGCTTTGAATACTGCTACTCAAAGCGCCCTTGACACCCAAGAAGCAAAACAAGCAAGTGACTTGGCAAATACTAATGCCTTCATCGCTTCTGTTCAAGCTTCAGCAGGTGGTGGTCTTGGTAACACCAACTTAGCAATTGCTCAGTTGAACACTAACCTTCTTGGTACTAACACAGCAATCCGTGCGCTTAATACTGCTACACAGAGTGCTTTGGATACACAGGAAGCAAAACAAGCAAGCAACCTAGCAAACACTAACGTTGCAATTGCTTTGTTGAATACAAACTTAACAGCAACTAACACTGCTATTCGTGCCTTGAATACTGCTACACAAAGTGCTTTAGATACTCAAGAGGCAAAGCAAGCAAGTGATCTTGCTAATAC